TAGTGGAACATATACGACTTGCCAGAGGCAGGGAGATTGCTGAACACGAAGAACACGAACGATGGGAGACTTATGGATAAAGAAACACTAATCGGTTTCTTGTCCTTGTTCAGCATCTTCGTTTTGGTTGGGTTCGTCATTCCCTACCTCACTTGTTTCGTCTTTGTCTAAGTAAGAACGGAATCCGCCAAGCCTAGTGATGAGTTTCTTGATTGCACGATTATGTCTCATGCGTGCAGCATCATCACTAGGTAAGGCGAGTTCTATAGCAATGTCACCATACGATAATGACCCTGCATACTTGTGATAGAGAATGTGTCTATCCTCTGTATTTAATTTTAGATATGCAGCCTTAATCTCAGCCATCATAGCCATAATGTTACCGCCTTCGGCTGGTGCAGATGGCTTTCCAGGCATACCTAAGTTAAGTACTGGCGCCTCTGTTATGTCTCCACGAAGTACCGCTGGAAGCAACGCTTCAACGATGTCTGCATCATAAAAGAATAAATCAGATGTCTCGTAGCCTAATGACTTGGCTTTCCAGTACTGGCAATAGTCTAGTGCCTGATTACGGAGCGAACGATAGAGTAAATTCTGTGCAGACTTCTTGGAGAAGCCTTCCCATTCAGTTAACTTCCTAGGGTGCGACACAAACCATTCATAGAGCGACTGCTTGATATCTTCCCGAGCAACCATAGTGAATTTACGATTGTACTCATCCGCCACATGTGCAACGATGTAGTCCCAAGGTTCGATGCGTTCCCAGTTCATTCGTTATCTTCCGTTTTCATAAATAAAACCCAATGTGTTCCCATTCTTTTGCCAGATGGATGACCTAATATTGCTTTGTACGGAGTAAGGGTAAGTATTTTTTTTAATGGAATTGATACCTCATTCCATTTAAATATTAGAGTTCCATTAGTCTTTAGTACTCTAAAACATTCTGCGAAACCTTTGGTTAAATCACCTTGCCAGGTATCGCTATCTAATACGCCATATTTTTTGCGCATCCATGACTTTTCGGACAGTTTTAGCATGTGTGGTGGGTCGAATACAACACATTGAAACGACTCATTTTCGTAAGGAATATTTCTAAAATCCATTACTTCATCAGGTTCAATGTGAATAGTCTGTCCATTAGTGAGCAGATGTGTTTCTTTTTCTCGTATGTCACCAAACAAGACTCGCTCATCTTTTTTATTAAAATAAAAAGCACGCATAGAAGATGCTGGGTCTAGTACAAGTTTTGCTACCATTTCCAGGTTTTTCCTTCTACTGTGAATGAATTATTAACGATAGGTACTATCTGTGGAACAACTGTGTTGCCATCAACATGAAGAATGCCAAAGCCTTGCTGCCATGTAAACAGACCAGCCTTGATGTACTTAGCGTTACGATAATCCATGAGGTTGCCTAGTTCCATACCCCATACAGTCTTAGGCTTACCGCCACGATAACTTTGAGTATGATGAGTCAAGCCCATTCGATGTGTATGACCACATACTACGGACATACCGCTACGCTTGGCTAGACCAAGGGCTGTAGCACCTGCTGTAGGCTGGACATTACCCTCATCACCATGCATAAGTAACCAGCCAGGGGCTAGTTCGTAAGGGTCAACGTGGTATTGAATCTCTAATTCTTTCAAGCCAAGAAAGTTCTCAAGTTGTAATTCTGGTAGCCCGAGTAGACCTGGGGCTCGCATTGCAACTGTGTTAAACAATCTGTCTGTATGATTACTACGAACCATGTGCTCGACAGTTAAGTCGTACAGAACTTGACGAGTAAGGTCTCTATCCCGCCCGATAGAGCGCTCAAACTCGAGTTCGGTACCCTTACTCCACTTGCTAATAGTTTGCATATCCATTTCATCACCACAGGATACAACAGTATCTGGTTGGTACTCCTTGATAAACTTAGCCACAGCCTTCGTGGCTTCTACATCGTGGTACGGTACTTGAAGGTCGGAGATGCAAACTATAGTTTTCATTTCTTTTTTGCCGCTTTCTTAATAACTTTTTTGGCAGTCTTCTTGACTGCTCGACGTTTGTTTTCTTTACCAACGTTGTCCGAGTGAGACATTGTTTGGAGATTGCCTATGCCGTCTCGTCCCGCTCTGCCACCATTATCTTTGTGGTCAACATCCGTCTTTCTTGGGAGGCTCTTACCTGTTGCTTTTTCATAATCCACGCGAGCCTTATTCGAAGACGTAGTGGTAGTAGTGCCGTCCTTTTTCTTGCGCTTAAAGACATAGATTGGTCTCCCGCCGTTTTGTTTACTGCCCTTGTATGGTCCAAAGATTTTCATTCGTTATCCCATTGCCCTCTCATTACTAGCAATCCGATGATTGCATAGTTTGCCATATCTTTAAATGAATCCTCAAGTGATTCATGTTGTGGGTTAGCCTTGGTGTCAACTAAGTTGTTGATGCGTGCTAACTTGTCGTGCATTCTTACCCGCAGTCCATTGATAGCACCGCCAGGGGCGTGTGATATATTCTTTGGACCATAGTCTTGGTGCTTGCTAATGAGGAGTTGAGACAACTCATAAACTGTATTACTTAAATGAGTTTCCAAATGCAATTCCTTTACCACTTTTTGATTCACTTATCCCCCTCTAATAGTTCTTTTAATTCTTCATCTATGTCTACCATGTGTTGCTTAATGATTGCATCTTCGACTAAGCCTTTCATCTGTGTTACATCTGTCTGTGCTGCGTACAATGTAGCGTATGTCATCTCAGTAATATCTTTGACGAGTGCCACATCTTCTGCATTCCTGTACAGTTTTTCTAGTAAGGAACCGAGGAGTAACGAGTAACCATTTGGTAGTTTAAGTATCGGGTCAAAGACTTCATCCTCATCATCCATAAGATGATTGACTGCATCAAAGATGTTATCAAAATTCGTGCCACATATTTTGCACTGCGGAATCTCAATCAATGTTTAACCCCATCTTTTCTCTGATGTACTGCGCTCCGTGTCTGATGTATACCGAATTGACGTCTTCTCCGTCACCAAAGGTGACAGTGGTGACAGGAAGTTCTCGAGAGAGGCTTGCCGCGAACTCACGCCCAGGGGCATCTCCGTCGGCGAAGACAAAGACTCTCTCAAAATCTGCAAGCAATCTTGTATAGTGCTTCTTCCAACTGTTGGCTCCTGGAACTCCGACACAGGGGATACCGACGAGTTTAGACATTGTAAGTGTGTCCAACTCTCCCTCACATACACCAATCCAATCTCCAGCAATCTCAATGTCAAGTACATTGTACATGCGAGTATCAACGCCAACCATGCCCATATACTTCGGCTCAACGGCAGGATTAAGAGAGCGAAAGCGCAGGTCAACAACGCCAGTCTTCGTGATGTACGGAATACTAAGTCGTCCTGTGTACTGTTCATGTCCAGCCTCAGGCTCCTCTACTACGCCTAATCGCGCCAGACGCGCTACTTCCCTTGTTATTCCCCGACTTGCTAGGTAATCTTCCGCCAGAGAGATGCTTCCCGCGTACTTGTTGGCTGCTCTCCCCAGTAATTCCTTCTGCGATAGACTTTGCTTCACGTATATCACACCTCTCTTGCTTAGCAATTATCTGGATACTGTTACCTTGCATACCACATGCGAAGCAATTAAATATATTCTGCTTTGTATTAAAACTTGCACTTGCGTGACTGTCATCATGGAACGGACACTTGATGTTGACTTGACCAGACGCACGATTAATGTTAGCACCATAGTGCTTCAACACCAATACTATGTCTGGTAAGTCATCCACCAAATACATCGCCCAACCTTAATACTAGATACGAATCTTCTATTGACTTTCCTCTTGCCTTGATGAGTAGTACCGCCAACGTTGCTCTCTCTCCCAACCCTCTGGATGCGGCGTAATTTTTGGCTTCGACTTGGGCTTCTCTACTCCAACCACTGAGGTCGATGGCGTTGCCTGCACCTGGCGCTTTGCATTCGATAACGCCAATTCTACCAAGGAAGCCTGAGCGTACAACAACGTCGCCCTCGTCTTTTGCACCTGTTCGAGCAAGTCGCTCAGAATCGTATCCATTTGCTCGAAACCAATCTCTGATGTCTGTTTCATATGTTGCTCCTCTAGTCTTGTGTGATTTTCTGGTTGTCATACGTTCTCTGGAATGTCGTCTATGTACATGTACTCTGGATTAAATGCTAGCCATGTCATGAGAGTTCCATTCGCATCTGCTCTTCCGTAGCGATTCTTGACTGATGCCACGCCCATCGATGTGCCAACTGTGCCAAGCGTGCATATGAGGGCAGGTAACTGAGAAACTTTCCCTTGTATTGCGCTTCTTGGCTGACAAGGATTCCCAGGAACTGCTTCTGAAGTGTGATGTAGTACCACAATCGCAGCGTTAGTGTCTCTCGCAAGGAACTTCAACTCCTTCATAATTGCTCGCATAGAAGCGAATTCTTCGCCTCCGTCTGTTGCAACATCCATAAGGTTGTCCAAGATAATAAGGTGAGGACTACATCCCCATAGTTCCTCAAAGGCTTGGACTTCCTCATCGATGTCTTCTAAGGTTGGTGATGATTCGAAAGACCAGACTATGTGGTTTCCTTTTTGGAGGACTGCTTTAGTCCAACCAACATCAGTATTAAGTTTCTGTTCCACATCTGACTGACTCTTCCCCGAAATCATAGATGCTAGGCGCATAGCCATCGTGTGTGCATTGGTATCCGCAGATATGTACAATGTTGGCACGTTGGTTTTGAGTGCAAGTGCTAGGGCTAGTGTTGATTTACCAGCCCCAGGAGCACCTGCAAACATAGAAACTTCTGAACGACGAATAATAATCTTGTTCGCTTCGAATGCTCTAAACGAACTAGGTAAGGGTTCCCCTCCAATAGAGGCACGTCCTACTGAGCGTACTAGTGTTCTCATTGGTACCCCTTCCTAGTTAATTTAAAATGGAAACTCTTCTGGTATTAGTTGACTGGCTTGCACTGGTCCGCGCCCTGAGGCATCGGACATACCCACATTGCGTATGGATTTCCTGTCTTGCTCGAAATTCCCGACTTGTACTTGCGAGGTCCGTGCTGGCATGTTGGTCCACCCTGTGACTGGGTTACTGGAGCCGTAGCGGACGGAGCCTGCGCCTGGGGTGGTACGGAGTAAGGCGGTGGCGTTGTGCCTTCGGCTGAAGGCGATGTCGATAAAGGGGCTACCGTGCCTGCTAATGAAAGCAATCGTTGCGTTGCAGCAATCTGTGTAGCGAAATCGCCAATGCCTTCAAGCAATACACTTAGTTCATCCGCTGATTGCGCACGAACGTTGATAAGGTCGCCTGAGTTTAACTTATATGATACTTGTAACTTCCAGTCTTCGGCCATTTATTTATCCTTCTTTATAGAGAATTGACAGTACTCGGTTAACCCGCACATATACTGACAACTGTTTGTGTTGGGCAAGAATATCGCAGCCTTGCGGGCAGCGTCGAATTGCGTGATTAGGTACTCCATCTTTTCGTACGTGTACTCAGAGAGGTCTACCATCTCGGATATGTTATTACCGCGAGACATGTAGTAGGTTCCCCACTTGACTTCGATACCGAACTGTTGTTCCAGCCCTAGTTTGTAGAAGCCAAGTTGTAGACTGCTAGTTGGTGTGTTCTGTGATGTCTTGAGGTCGACTATGACCAGTTCCCCATTGACCTCGAATACGCGGTCAATAATCATCTTGACTGGTACCTCGTTGACGACAGGGGTTAGGGCAAGTTCGATGCCTGGGTTGCCATCTGGTGCTGTCCAGATTTTCCAGTCAGGGTTAGTCTTGCGCCATGCAATGTAGCCTTCCACCCAGCGTGGTCCTGCTGCTTGCCAGAAGGTCTGGTCTTCCTTGTTAGGGTTAGCCTTGGTAGCACGACCACCAACGCGAGCATTGGTTAGGTCGACATCACCCTTACAGAGGTCCCAAGCGGTAGACCATAGTGCATTTGGTGTACTCACATGTTCTCCTTATCGTAGTTCTCACATGCTAGGTGGAATGCTGAGCCTCCAACGGACCAGACGGATGGGGCTTCTTCCTTGTTGAGGAGTCTGCCGAGATAGTACTGATACCCACAGGTTAAGTAGGTTGTGAACGCAGAGTAGGACATATGCTCTGGTAGTGTATATTCTTCTAGTTTGATTGACATAGGTAGAAGTATACAGATGGGTAATGGCATCGTCGCCCTCCGACGCTAGGGTACTGGCTCTGTATACTTAGTTATGTAAGTAATTATATAAAGGCCTTCGGCCTTATATGTTAATTATATAATATATTATATCTAAGGAGTACTATGTCAAATTTCATTGAAACGTTTGCAGCATCACTACTGGGTATCACAACCTTCTACCTAGTGGAGGCATTATATTACGACATTAAGGCACGCGTCAGGGGGAAGCAGTACACGCTTTACCTGGAAGAACTTGAGGAAGAACTAGAGCGCTAACCTCTAGAAACGACAAAAGACCCCCTCGCCCTAGTGTAATCACTAAGGTAAGGGGGTTTCTTGTCTTAAAAGTGCCTTGGAAGGCTTTTAAATGCTATTCTGCTGAGCCTAGACCGAACTCTGCTTCGTTCTTATCTGCCCATTTAGCAGCAGGGGCTGCCAATGCGCCGATTACTACAGCGTACTGAGGTGCCATATCTGTAAGAAGGGCAATACCCATTACGATGGCTGATGCTAGCAAGGCGCGAAGGTATGACTTAACGGCTGCTGTTTGCTTCTTGTTGAGTGGGTTTTTCATTTGTTTGCTTCTTTCTTTGGTAGTGGCTTGAAACGTAATGCTGCTGCTCGGGCTGCATCAGCAGTCTTGAACGCAGGCTTGTCTAACCAAGGGAACCAAGGGGAAGTATCATTCCCACAGTTATCCTTGATAGAAATATGAATGTGCTTGTTGTGTGGATTGCTTCCAGTATAGCGAGACTCGCCATTCTTGATTGACCAAATTTTGCCCTGGAAAATAAGATACTTTACACGCTTATCTTTTTGTAACTGCTCATAGAAGTCAAAGCAATCAATCCCACCTTCTGGGTCGTGGGTTAAATCTACCGCAAAGCCAGTGTTGTGGTCTGAGTCAGGATTCTGATTTATATGAGCAGCAGATGGGAGAAGCCCATCGGAGGCCTTCTTGCGCTTTGGCTTGAGTGCCGTCGCTTGGCGCAGAACAGCAATTGCAGCAGGAGTGGCTTTCTTGGCTACAGGTTTCATTCATTTCTCCCCTTGTGTAACATCATCTGGTATAGAACTTCTACTTTTTCTTCTAGTCTTGTCACAGAATCTTTTAATGAACTGCCAGAATTGGGCTTGAGTTCGTAAAGGTAATGCTTAACCAACCATCTGACAGAACCTGCAAAAGCAGATACGATTGCTATGATTGCTACGATTAAGCCAGCCCAGTTTGATGCAGTCATTATACGGTCCTAATGGTTATCTCTA